CATGCAGGAGGTTAGCGCGCAGATGTCGCGGGCGGCGGCAGAGGCCTGCATCGGGCAGGCGATGCCGGGGGTCCACGGGGCGCGGCCTGAAATGACGTGGAACCTTGCGGCGGTGACGGACATCGTGACCGACCGGGACGAGCCGGAGCGCGAGAGGTCGGCTTCGGCCTTCAACTGGGAGGACTGATTGTGGAAGCGACACCAGAGGAACACGCCAAGGTCCACAACCTTGTGAAGGCGTTGCAGGAGAAGACAGCAAGGCAGCAGGCGTTGGATCAGAAATCCGGCGCCTCGGTGACGCGGCGGGAGCGGGCGGAACAGACGGCGGACCCTGACGCCCGCAAGACACGACAGATGATCCGCGAGGGAAGGTTCACCTCGCTGCCGACACTGGCTCGCGCACTGGTTCCCTTCGTCGGCGACCTGTCCGAGCGGCACAAGCTGGAGAACGCGGTGGACGGGTTCATCGCGGCCAACGCCGAGTATCGCCGCACAGAGGACCTGCCCCCGGCGCTGATCGACTGGATCGGGCCGCCCAACGGAGTTCTTCAACTCCCGGAGGGCGCACCGGAGCACAAAGGCAACCTGGCTGCCGCATGGAACCACCTTCTGCATGTCGTGAACGAACTCTCGAAGGTTGGTATCGTGAAACCGCAGAAGCTGCTGTTCAGCACGGAGCCTACCGTGATCGAACTGCTGGCCGACCCGGACGACACCGCCAACATGGCGGGGCCGCAGAAATGGGAATGACCGAGGAGGAAATGCAGGCGTTCGACGAACTGCCCTTCAAGGTGCAGGAAATCCTGCGCCGCGCCGACGAACTCTGGAGCGCCCGGAACATGCGCGACCTCTGGAAACTGAACGAGGCCAAAGGCGTTTCGCTCGACCGCTTCGTGGCCGGGCTGGAGCGCGTGATCAAGGTGACGGAGCAGCGCGTTGGACCTTAGCCGCTACACCGAGGCGCAGCTACAGGCGCTGGTCAACACGCTCGCCAACGAGGAGCGCGACCGGAAACGCTACGCCCGGCTGGAGGACTACCACCCCTACGCCAAGCAACAGGAGTTCCACGCGGCGGGGCTGAAATACCGCGAGCGGATGCTGGCGGCGGGCAACCAGTTGGGCAAGACCTTCGCTGCCGCGGCGGAGACGACCTACCACCTGACCGGACGCTACCCGCCGTGGTGGAAAGGCATCCGCTTCGCCCGGCCTGTCACGATCCTGGCCGGTTCGGAGTCCGGCGAACTGACGCGCGACGGGATGCAGCGCCTGCTGGTCGGCCCGCCGTCCATCGAGGACCAGTGGGGGTCGGGCATGATCCCGCGCGACGCCCTGGCGGCCAAGCCGAAACGCCGGGCAGGCGTCAAGGACGCGGTGGACGCCGTGGTCGTCAACTCGATCCACGGCGGCCAGTCGGTCATCCGCTTCAAGTCCTTCGACCAGGGCCGGTCGAAGTGGCAGGCCGACACCGTGGACGCGATCTGGCTGGACGAGGAGCCGCCCTACGACGTTTACGAGGAGGCGATCACCCGGACCAACACCACCAACGGCCCGATCTACATCACCTTCACGCCGCTCAAAGGCATGTCCGAGGTGGTGCGCAAATTCTTTCAGGAGCCGGGGAACGACCGCATCGTCACGCAGATGACCATCGACGACGTGGACCACTACACCGCCGAGCAGAAGGCCAAGATCATCGCGTCCTACGACGACGCGACCCGCGACGCCCGGACCAAAGGCATTCCGGTTCTTGGCTCGGGCCTTGTGTTCCCGGTCCCCGAGGAAATGATCAGGATCGACCCGATCCAGATACCCGACCACTGGCCGCGCCTTGGCGGGATGGACTTCGGCTGGGATCACCCGTTTGCCGCCGTCGAAATGGCGTGGGACCGCGACCAGGACGTGCTCTACCTGATCCGCGAATACCGGGAGAGCAAGCAGACCCCGGCGGGCCACGCCACCGTCCTGCGCCAGTGGGGCAACTGGATACCGTGGATGTGGCCGCACGACGGGCACAAGACCTGGGGGTCCGACTTGCAGGGATCCGGGCTGCAACTGGCCAAGCAATACAAGACTGCGGGGCTGCACATGCACCCCAGTCACGTCACCTTCGAGGACGGGTCCATCGGCGTCGAGGCCGGGATCATGGAAATGCTGACCCGGATGCGCGAGGGCCGGTTCAAGGTGTTCTCGACCTGCACGATGTGGCTGGGGGAGCGTTCGCTCTACCACCGCAAGGACGGCCAGATCGTCAAGCTGAACGACGACCTGGTTTCTGCCTCTCGCTACGCTCTGATGGGCCGCCGGTTTGCCAAGGTGAAGGACCGGCGTGTCGCTTGGGGCAACGATTTTCGGTCTGGCAAGACAGCCCTTGGCGCAGGCGAGGTAAGTCTGTAGAGTGCGCCGCAACCTCCTTGCAAGGGTAGTTGCAGCATGAGCGGCATTCTCAGCCCCAAGATACCGAAGCCGCCGACCGCGCCGCCGCCTCCGATGGTGGACGACGCCCGGTCGAAACTGAACGCCGTTGACCGGACCCTGCGACGCCGGGGCAGGGCCACCACGATCCTGACCGGCGAAAGCGGCCTGCCCGATCTCGGAACCACGACGCAGGTGGGAAGCTGATGGCCGAGGCGCGCGAGAAGCAGCTTTGCGATGAACTCGCCGCGCTCAAGGCGCAGCGGGTGAATTTCAACACGACGTGGGATCGCATCGCCCGTGTCGTGCTGCCGACCGCAACCAGTGGTTTCGTGTCCACTCTGGCTCAGGGCCAGAACCTGAACCGGGACATCTACGACAGCACCGCCCAGATGGCGCTGCCGCGCTTTGCCGCCGCAATCGACACGCTCGTCACGCCGCAAACATCGAAGTGGCACCAACTTGCGCCCAAGACGGCGAAGCTGCGGCGCGACACCGGGGTCACGACGTTCCTGAGTGACCTGAACGACCTTCTGTTCAAGGTGCGTTACTCGCCCCGGGCCAACTTCGCCAGCCGGGCGAACGAGAACTACATGTCGCTGGGGGCGTTCGGCACCGGGATCACCTACGTCTACGACGCCATGCCAGGCATCCGATATCGGTCGATGAACCTGGCCGAGACGTGGATCGACACCGACGCCAACGGCACGGTGAACCGGGTGTTCAACGAGAAGGAATACAAGCTGCACCAGCTTGTCGAGCATCCGGTCTGGGGCGAGAAAATCCCCGCGTCGCTCAAGGGCGACTACGAGAAGAACCGGCACAAGATGGTCAAGGTGTGCAAGGTCGTCTACCCCCGAGGGTCCTACGATCCGCGTGGCAAGTCGAACCGCGACATGCCCTACGGGACTTGCGTGTTCATCAACTCGACGCGCGGCGAGGATCACGTCATTCTGGAAGAGGGCGGCTACCGCAAGTTTCCCTTCGGGATCTCGCGCTACATGACCGCGCCGAACGAGGTCTACGCCCGAGGCCCGGCCCACGACGCGCTGGCCGACATCCTGACTTTGCAGGCGATGGCCCGGACCACGCTGCGTTACGGCGAACTCGTCACCGATCCGGTCTGGATCGCTGCCGACGAGGAGGCGATTGATCCGTTCTCGGTGCGCCCCGGCTCGGTCAACTACGGCTACCTCGGCCCGGACGGGGTGCCTCGCGTGCAATCTCTGCGCCCTGAGGGCGACCCGGGCTTCGGGCTGGAGATCATGGATCAGCGGCGGCAGGCGGTGAACGGCGCGTTCCTCGTCACCCTGTTTCAGGTGCTGGTCGAGAACACCTCTGACCGCAAGACGGCCACCGAGGTCATGGAACTGGTCCGCGAGAAGGGCGCGCTCCTTGGCCCGGTCGGCGGGCGGTTGCGCACCGAATACCTTGGGCCGATGATCGAGCGTGAACTTGACATCCTGTTCGCCGCCGGGGTCGTCAAGCCCGAAGACGTGCCGCAGGCGCTGCGCGACGAGGACGGCGATATCGACATCGAATATGACAGCCCACTCACCCGCGCCATGCGCGCCGAGGAGGGCATCGGCATCCTGCGCACGCTGGAGGTGGCGACGCAGCTTGCCGCCGTCGACCCGTCGGTGACGAAGAAGATCAACGCGGCTCGGGCGCTGGACCGGCTGGCCGAGATCAACGGAGCGCCGCCCGACATTCTGTTCAATGACGAGCAAATGCGGGAAGCGGTTGCCGCCGAGCAGGAGCAGGCTATGGTGGCGCAGGGTCTGGACGCCGCTCCGGGCCTGGCCAGCGCAGCCAAGGACATTGTTGCGGCACAACAGATGGGCTCGGGCGCCCCCCGCGCTGCCATAACGTGAGGACAGAGCCATGAGCCAAGTTCGACTGCGGCAAGTCACCGGCCCCGCCCCTTCGGCGGGCACTGCGCTGGCTACGGTCAACCCGACCGAAACAGGGACGTGGACCGAGGTTGCGGGCCTGACGGCGGCGATCCCGACCGGCGGCGCAATCGTGGAGGTCACTGCGGACACCGCGTCGATGCGGGTGGCGGTGATCGACAACGGCAAAGCCCCGCCGCCGCTTTCGCCCCACAACGGGCTGATCGTCGAGTTGGGGGCAACCCTCCGCGAAGACCTCAACTTCGAGGCCCGTGTATTCACCAAGACGCTCTGAGAGGACAAAGATCATGGCGCTCAAAGGTCAAAGCCCTTCGCAGCTTGGCACCTGTCTCGATTTCTTCCCAGTCACGCCGAACGACGGGGTGGACATTCTTGTCGAGCCGCGCTGGATCAGCGTGGCCGTCGCGGGCAACCTTGCCGTGACCAAGCGGGACGGAACCAGCGTCACGTTGGCGCTTCCGGCGGGCATCTTCCCGGCGGGCGGGGTGCAGCGGGTGCTCGCCACCGGCACCACGGCGACCGGCTTGGTGGCTTGGGTCTGACATGTCGATGTTCTTTGCCCCTCCGATGCTGAACAGCCCGCGCGGCGCGGGGGGCGGCTCCGATCCTGCTGCCGAAGTGCAGGCCATTCTTTCCGGCACGACTGGATGGGCGGTTGACCCAAGCATCACGTCCACCGTTTTCCAAGACGCCGCCGGAACAACCCCGGTCACGGCGGACGGCCAGAGCATCGGGCGGATAAATTCGCTCACCGGCTACGGGACTACGGTTTTTGACTGGCAGGACGCCTCCCTCCGCCCGGTCTGGCGCACAAGGTCCAACGAGTTCGACGGCGTAGACGATCTACTCAGCAAGACGACGGGTGTCTACGCCCAAGCCATGCCTGCCATGTCTCTCACGGCCCGAGCAGTTTGCGACACCCTTGCCGCTGCACGTGCTATCTTTGCTTTTGGAACGGACATCACTCCCAACGCCCGGTATAGCCTCAGGGTGAACGCCGACGGCTCAGTCACGGTTCAGGGGCGTCGCCTCAATGCTGACGGGCTAGTCACTGTTACCAGTGCTACCGGGTTGATCACCGCCACAGTCCCGTTCACCCTACAAACGGTATTTGACTACGCCGGGACGGGGAACATGGAGATTTTTCTGAACGGGGCGTCTATCGCTACTGGTTCTCTCGGCGGGGTCGCGGGCAACAGCGAGAACACCGATACCGCACGGGTTCGTTGGGGTTTGAACCCGACCAACACACTGACCGACTACATGGACGGCAAGATTGGCCGGGCCGTTTTCGCCCGCGCCGCACTGAACTCGACGCAACTCGCGTCTTGCAAAAACTGGGTGGAGGCCATCGCGCTGTGACCATTGCCGCCATCATCCCCGCCGCCAACCAAGCCGCCGCCACCGTCGCGCTTGCAGCCTTCGGACCCGGCCCGCATTTCACCGTATCTGGCCTCTCCTCGGCCGGCCTTACCCATGTCGGGATGCACGACTGGGGCGGCAGGACGGCCTACGTCGCGGCGATCAAAGCGCTGCCCGGTGTGATCTTCAACGAGGGGACCGGCGATCCGGCGACCCGGCTTCGCGCGCTTTTTGCCGGGGTCAGTGCGCAGTGGGCCGTTGACGCGCCGCCGCTGCCTGCCTCGGGCCCGACCGTCGCGGGCAAGCTTTACACATGGAACAACGGGCAGGAACTCTGGCTGTCCATTGTGTCTTTCGACCGCAGCACCTTCGGAGGTCCACCAGCGGGGCTTGCGGCTTCGATCATCCGCCGCCGCCGCTGGCCGGGGGACATTCTGCCGTGGCAGCAGCCAATCGACGGATTTGACGCCTACAAGCTGGTCGATCCGATCACAGGCCAGCCCGACCGGGTGTCTCACCTAGGCCAGACCTGGCGCGTCACGCAAGGAGACGGATCAGGCAACAATGTCTGGGAGCCTGCGGTGTTTGGGTGGACCCAAGGCTGATGGCGCTCTCCCCACAGAACCGGCGCCGTTTGCTGAAACAGGCCATGCAGCAGATGCTGCTCGGGCCGGAGGGGCGACTGACGCCCAACGCACGGCTTATCGCAATCAAGCTTCGTCGTTTCTGCCATGCGCGGGGCGGTGAACTGATGTTCCCCCGGTCAGGCGACCGGGGACCAATCGACCCACTCGCAATGGCGCGGGTGGCCGGGCGGCGTGAAGTCTTCGACTATCTTGCTCACCTCCTGGGCATGAGCCTCGAAGAGCGCCAGAACCTGATAGAGGAACGTGAAGATGAATGATGTCGTGACTCCGCCGACCGAACCTG